GCTGGTGGCCATTGTGTTCCTTTTAGTTGCGCCGTACGGCTACCCGCACGGTCAGGTCGTATGTCGGCAGCTCCTGTCCGCCGCCAATAATCATGACACCTGGGCGCAGGTCTGTCACGGCTATTGATGAATTCATGATGGTGTCCGCCAATGTAAGCAGGAAGTTGCTGGCGTCCTGGTTGCCGGGTGGCGGGGCGCAAATCCTGATCCGCAGGGTTATGTCGCCCACGTTGTAGGTGAACGCCTCGACGGTTGGCAGCTCCAGGAAAAACGTCATGGGGCGGGCGTTGCGCGGGTCGGTGACGACCGCGTACCCGGTGTTGAGGGCGGCTATGGCGGTGCTGGTGGCGTTTACCGCGTCCCACAGGATGCCTGAAACGGGCATTAGGCGACCTGGGGCCGGTTCACGCCAAGCAGCTGCAGGATGCGGCCAAGGGCGCTAGGCACAGGCATGGTGCCCATGGCATCGAATGACGCAAAGGAGTCAGCACTGCCACGTTCCCTGTACAACAAAGCCGCATACATGATCGTGCCTAGCAGGGCTGCGCCGTCAGGGGCTGTAGTAAGGCTGTCCTGCAAGTAGCCGGACTCGACGCGGCGGCGGTACGCAAAGCTGTTGGCTGCTGACACGCATTTCGTGATGTACGCGGTGTCGTTCGCAGTGGCGACCGCGATACCCAACCATTCCTCCACGTTGGCGTTTGTGGCCCAGGTGCAGGTCAACGTCCAGGTCAGGGTGCCGGTCGGTACGGCCGTCGTGAATTCGAGATCATCGCCTGGGTCGTAGAACAGCACCTGGTTGGCGCGTGGCACCTCAGGGTTGTACATCCATTCGCCGGTTGTGCCGTCAATGCCGTCAAATTGGTATTGCGGGCAGAACAGGACGGTGTGTGTGCCGTTCAGGCCGTGACCAAGCCCGGCCAGGGTGATTGTCTGGCCAGGCTCGATCTCGGTGTCTGTGAGGGTTTGCACGACCGCGTAGTCGTTCAGGCGCTGGTGCGCGATGACGGTGTACACGGCCATGGTGCTAGTCCTGCCGGTTTGTCAGTTGACGACGATGTACTTGACCTGGTCGGCGTCCGCGATGAACGTGGCGACGTAGCCGTAGTAGCTGAACGTGCGGCCGAGGGTGCCTGGTGCCTCGACGCTCATGAGTCCGCGCACCTGCTCGTAGAACTCGATTGCTGCGCCGCGGGCGACGTACAGCGTTCCGGCTGCGAAGTTGCGGTCTGCCACGAGGTTGAGGCCGAACGGGTTGAACGTGTTTGCCACGGTGATGTTTGCGGAGCCGACGCCGTTGACGCCCATGAGGCCGGCTGCGCCGACGTACGGGAAGATGGGGCGCTTGTCGGCGTCGAGCTGTGCGCCGAGCTTCTGCCACACGTCCGGGCTGACGAACAGGTGGTCAGGCAGGAAGTTGGTGGCGTTGAGGATGTCGGTGGCTGCGTCGTACAGCGCCGAAATCAGGCTTGACGGGTCGTTTGCGGTGACCGTCCAGGTGCTGCCCGATGCGGATGCGCCGTTGGAGATTGCATCGGCTGCGACGTTGTCGCTCTGCAGCAGGTACTGGCCGGCAAGGTCGCGCAGGATGATTTCCATGGCGGCGGGGCTAGTGAAGTCGACGTCCTGCACCGACAGGGTGACCTGACCGGCGAGTGTGGTCTTGCTGACGACGTTGGACGCGATGACCGGCGTGGTTGCGGAGACGCCCGAGAGCTCCGGGGACTGGGCGGCCACTGAGGTATGAGTCGTCCAGGTGGGACGCACGAACGTCTTCTGGTTGCCGCCGTCCGGGAACGCCCTTGCGCCAACGGCTGCGACGACCGGGCGGATGTAGTTCAGATCCTGGAACACGGGGCCGAGCACGGGCACCGGGAGCAGACCGGGCGTGTCGGTGGTGAGAACGTCGCCGGCTGCGGCCTGCAGGGCGGTCTGCTTTTCGCGGGCGGCCTCAACGAACGCCTCGTTGACGCGGCGGAACGTGTCGCCGCCGATGTGGTACGCGGCGAGGTACTCACCTGCGGACGGCATTGCGAACTTGCGCTTGGGCTGGGCCGGCAGTGCCGGCGTGGGAATGGCAGCTGCCTCGACGACCTCTGCCTGTGCGGGTGTGGCTTCCACGATGGGTTCCTCCTCTGGAACTTCTGGGTTTGTGGGTTCGTCGGGATCTGTCACCGCTTGCGCGGCTACTTCGGTGATGGTAGCACCTGCGAACGCCGGTATGGGCACAAGTGACAATTCCATCCACTCGGCCTTTGTGACGATGATGCGGCCCTGCTTGTCCTCAGTGAACTCGATTGGGTTGACCCCGACGGACACGTCCATGACGCCGTCGGCTGCAAGCACCAGCGCCTCGTCGCCCAACGCTGTGCGCGAGATCCGCATGGATGCAAGCATGGCCTCGTCGGTGTCGACGCGCTCCGCGACAATTCCGACCGGCTTGGTGGAGTCGTGGTACATGAACACGCGGGGTGCCTTGCCGTCAACCGGCAGGCTGCCAGGCTTGAACATGACCTCCTGGCCGCCCGACACAGTGGCAAACACGTTGTAGGGCACCGCAATGGCGTCGATGCGGCGTTCGCCGTCCTCGCCTTTCTTGGCTTGGACTGTGACGGAATCTGATGTGAAGCGGATCATGCCATTTCCTCCTGGGTGTTTTCCTCGACGTCGACCATGTCGCGTGTGGTGTTTGCGTCGTCTATTTCGCCGAGGTAGTCGTCGGTGTCAAACTCGACGTAGGTGCCGTTCGGCAGAATGTTGTTTGCGCTGAGGGTAGCGGCCATGACCTCGGCGTAGCCCTTGGTGCCGTACAGCCACAGATCCCAGCGCGACTCTTTGCTGTTCGTGTATGCGTAAGAGCCGGTCGGGACGCCCAGCAGGTACGGCGGGATGTTGCAGATTTGCGCCATCTGCAGGGCCGAGAATTGGGCCGACTCGATAAGCAGCATTTTGTCTGGGGTGGCCGTGGTCGGCTCGTAGGTCAAGAACTCGTTCAGGGCGGCGGTCTGGTTGGATGACCGCGCCGCGTTGAACGCTGCCGACAGGTCGGCTAGTTCCTGGGCGCTGAGAGGTTCGCCACCGACCTGGCGCAGGATGCCCGACGGGATTGAAGAAGCGGCGTTACGCAGCCGGGCGTCCTCAATGCGTAGGGCGGTGGCGATTGCTTGCTCGGAGCTGTAAATCAGGCCTTGGGTTGCGCCGATGAATTGCACGACGTTTGTGGGGTCGAGCATTTCGCCGTTGAAGTACAGCTCGTTGCTGGGGGCGTACCAGACGGGGCCGGCCTGATCGGGTGTGGTGATCGAGCCAGTGGGCAGACGAGTGAACGATGCAGGGTAGCCGTCTTGGGTGCGGCTGGTGATGTACCAGAACGCCCGCCCAAAGAAGAACAGGTCGTCAAACGTCCAGGACATGAGTGTCTCGTAGCTGATAGACGGGTCGGGGCGGCGCAGCCAGGAGCGCGGCGCAAGATCCTCGTCTTCCATTTCGCGGGTGTCTGGGTTCCACCGTTCGCGGTACATCTTCAGCGGCATGGCGCTGATGACGTTTGCGTGGAGGTCGCGGGCGCGGCTGATTGCCGGCACCGTCATGGCACGGTTGCGGGCCTCGCCTTCCTGGTAGGTGTAGTACTGCCCGATGAGGGACACGCCAGATGCGTTGGGGTTGTACCCGCCGACAGCTGCGCGCACCGCCGGCTCGGCGGGGCTTATCTGCGCTTTTGTTTCTTTGCGTGTAAACAGTGCCATGTCTCGATGTGGTGGCCACCGCCCGACACGGGGCCGCCGCGGTCACCATACAGCACTAGGAAACTACAAGCATGGGTTTCTGTTTTGTTTGCGGACGGCTGACTAGGGCGATTGCCCAGACGGCTGTGCGGGCTACCTCGATTGGGCCGGGCGATTTCTGTGATGACAGGACGTAGCCCTGCGCGGTCTTGACACCCACGGCACGGTTCATGTGCTCCGACAGGGTGCGCGCCCCGGTGTGCACGACCCGGCCTTCTTGGATCATGCTGCGCACCAGGCTGGTGTACTTGATTAGCTCGCCGTAGCCGACGGTGCCGGCGCGGCGGGCAAGCTCGGGCGGCAGGTGAATTTCCAGTGTTGGGGTCACCGCCAGGTTCACGGTCTTGTCGGCCATGACGCGGGCAACCTCGTCCCACATGGCTTCCTCGGAGTCGACCACGAACTCGACGTCAACCATGATCTGCCCGTCGGCAATGGTGGCGCGGGTGCCGACATACCGGGCCTCGTCCACGGATGAGTCAATGGCAAGGACGCCGCCGCCAAGCATCGAGCGGTCAGTGGTGCAGCTGTCCCACACGCCCGGGTCAAGCATTGCGCCCCGGGTCGTAATCCACTGGTTGAGGTGCGCCCGCAAGAACGACTCCTTCTTGGACGCGGCCCGCAACGCGGCAAGGGTAACGGTGGTGCCCAGCGCAGGGTTGGCCCAACCCCACCAGCGCTCGTCCTTAGGGTCGGCCCCCATCGGCATTGACCACTCCGCAAAGTAGGTGTCGGTCAGGTTGCCGTTGTCAATGTCGGCCAAAGCCTGTTCCCGCATGTGGATCATGCTGTGGCTAGACATGTCGCCAGCTGTGGAAAAGCAAGCCAGCAACGGGTTAGGTCGGGCAATCATTGAGGGCCGCAACGCGTCGTCCATGACGGTAGGGCTGATGTTCCACAGCTCGTCAACCACGATCAGGTCGTAGCTGCCGCCATGCAGGCGAGCGCTCGCCGCCCGGATCTCCCACGTGGAGCCGTCCGGCATGGTGACCTTCTTGCGGCCGATGGCTTGCAACTGTTTTCCGCCAAACCGCTCCACCAGAATCGGAGCCAAAGTGCTAAAGATCGCCTCGGCGCGGTCAAGCTGGTTAGCCGTGGACAGCACATGCTGGGGTCGGCCCAGCGTCGCAGCATGCTCGGTGATCCACCACCCAATCAGGCTGGTCAACAAAACGGACTTGCCCTGCTGACGGGCCGTAGACACCAGCGCCTCCCGCCGACGCAACTCCCCGCCCTCATGTTCAAGCATCCCGGTAACCGCATACACCTGCCAAGGCATCAAAGCCATCAAGTGACGCTCTGCCCAGGCAGCGACAGCAGGCCCAAACGAATCACCCCCCCAGCACCCTGACTCCAGCCTCGGCTGTTCCCGGCCAGTCACCGCCAGTCCGCTCTCGATCGACTCGATCATGGCTACTCCGTCTCGGTCTGGGCTACTAAAAGATATATCTCTGCT